CTAGCAATTGACAACTTTGAAACGCTATTATAGTTAGCTTTACACGTCCTTTTAAGCAACGCAAGATAGTTATAGTGTTTTATTTGACCTATAATAATTTGAATAACATCATCGCCAAGGTCGCAAAAGGCGAGAACCATATTTTATGCTCATTAAATATATGCCGAAAAAAAACAATCAATTTTTTTTAGTCTTTAATGTATTTTTGCATTAAAATATTATATTAACTTGTTCAGAGTTTTGATAGTTTTCTATTACATTTGAGTTAGCACCAACTAACACAAACTTTTTCAAGCACTCGCAACAATAATGAGAATTAAAATTATAATATTGTGCATTAACTATGATAATCGCAGCATTTAATGCATATTGCCTTGAATGTAAGTAGCGACTATAATAATAGTTATGAATAAATGTAAACACATCATAAGTATCATCATAACAATCAACATTTATACATAATTCGCGAAAACTAAATTGTCCCAGCTTAACAACTAACATTTGCTTAGCAATAGCAAACACACTAATAGCTTTATATAACCCCTTACATGTTGTTTTAAGTTTTGCGAGAAATTGATAATCTTTAAAAAGGTGATCGCATATAATCAGTCCAACATCATCAGGTAATTCATTAACATTTAAATAATCACATGGTGTGCAGATCATTCGTATATATATACTTGTGAATACTTGTGAATACTTGTGAATACTTGTGAATACTTGTGAATACTTGTGAATACTTGTGAATACTTGTGTATAATAGAAAAAACAAGTATATATATACAATCAATTTTTTTAGTATACTATTTTTGGTTGTTTAAATAATCGACAGCTTTAAGGAGTATTTTTTCTTCATCATTTATTTTTTGAAATATGATATTTTCGTTTAAATATAGCGTAATAAAACTGTGATTATAGCCTTTTAAAATTAGCGCTATTCCCTTGTCATGTATTTTAATGTCGCATAAAATCGATCCATTGGTTATTTTAATGTGCTCTATTTTTTTTAAATTTACCCATCGTATATTTCGCCCATATTTTAGATCCTTTATGTTGTCAACATACATATAACCGTTTAATTTTTTATGAAAGCTTTTCAAATCGTCACGCTTTAATCCAAGCTCTTGCAATATTTCGTTTTTCTTGCGTTTAATTTCTTGAATATTTGTATTAATAATATTTAAATTAGCATCATTTTCTAATGCTTGTTGAAGGAGTTCTATATCCATAGCTTATTAAATAAAACATATATTTTACGCTTTAATATGTTTTAATATATGTTATTTAGCTAGTTAGCTATAATATAGCTCATAAGCTTCATCAAATTCTTCACTTGTTATATGTTTTTGCCTACTAAGAATATGATTTTTATCATAACAATAGCTGTCTTCACTTCCCGACTCAATGTCCATATCTAAAATAAATCTTACACAAAAATGGGCTGTTAAATGTTGAGTGTTAAGCACCACTTTTTTATTTAAATAATGCATATGCATTGTTAAAACTGCAATACAATATTGTGTTCCACATAAATCAAAATCACTAATTTTTTCATTGCAATAAGTATCCGTTTTATACTTTATTAATATAAATTATAAACTATAAAAATTATGTGTCAATTATATTCAATTTTTTTTTACTTATTCATAGAAACACACTTAAATAATGAATTACGTGTTTTATGATTAGGACATTTAGCATTACAACGTTTTGTAATATGATTATAATCTTTATTTTTGCTTATACAAAGTTTTTTTTTAGAAACTGAAGAACTATTGCCTAGTAAACTAGTGTGATGCTTTTTTCTTGTTACGCTTGCGCTATTATATTTGCTATTTTCCTTAACATTGTCCTTTGCTAAATCCTTTGCTAAATTCATTTTAACGCATCTAAAGCTCTTATTTCTAATAAACCCGGTTTTGCAGTCAACAACGCATCTATTTGTAGAAGGATTTAATATTGGCTTAGCTGGAGGGCAAATTTTGGCTAAGTCGGCTTTAAATTCTTTTTTCTTTATTTTATCAATAACATCAATTACTTCAGGAGAAGGCAGTTGAACTTTCTTTAAATAACAATCATGTTTTTTTAGTAAGGCAACATATTTTTCTTTAAGTTGCGCTATATTAATATTTCTCTTGCTAACATCATATTTAATATAATCAAGCAATAATATACTAAACTCCTCAAAAAACGACCCTGGAATAGTATGCTTTTTTTGTCCATTATTTTTATTATGTAAAATAGATGTCATATTTAATAATGCTAAACACAAGCAATATATGTCAAAAGATTTTTGTAAATAGTTAATAAACTCGTCATGTGTTTTAAAGTACTCTTTTACCTTGGTGCATTTTATTTTCATAGAATTAAACGAATATTTGTTTGAACAACTATTTTCAGGAGAATAATAAGTATGACTTATACCTAATCTTTCATTATTTTCTCTACATCTTTTAGCAAATCTTTTGAAGTTCGTCATTAGTCCAAAGTCAATATATTTTGCTCTACCGTTATTTACATTATATACCATATTGGCTAATTTAATATCTCTATGCATAATTTCGTTAGACTGAAAAAAGAGTAATCCGTCAAACAATTTTATTAATGAGGTCAAAAATACTTTCTTTTCATCTAAGCTTTGTAGTGTAAATACTTTAGTTATAACGTCATATATGCTTAAGCCTCCGTCTTCTAATAATAACATTCGTAAATCATCCTTACTATTCTTAAATGCTGTTTTAACTTTTAGCGTTTTACATTTACTAACGCTAGCATTGAAATTTTTGTCTAATAAAGGCTTGCATAATAATGGACCAGTAATAGCATATTTATCTAAACCTTGTATGTTATTTATTGCGCTATATTCTGCTTCTTCATTAATAGCATGCTGTCTAGTCATTATTTTGGATATTTTATTAACATAATCTTGCTTATCAAGATTACTAGTTTCATTGCATAAAATTGGCGGTTTTAATACACAACCATATGTACCTTCACCAACAACTTTGGATGTCATATATTATATAACAAACTATTAATATTTTTCATAATTATAAAAAAATATTTATAGTTAGTTATATATAATATTGTATATGGAACTAACATTCAAAAACAATAATATATATTATTATCATTATAAAATAGGTCGCGGTGAATTAAGTTGGGTTTTAGTTCCTAGCGTTTTAGTGCTAATATATTATTTTAAATCTTATATTAAATATGTGAGTTTAATTTTCTTATTAATTGGAATAGTTGGATCTATTGACAGCTATAATAAGAGTAAAAGAGAACAATTGCTAGGTATTCTATTTGCTGGACTAATTATGCATGCTCCTGGTTTTTATCCACTATTAAACGTAAAAAAATACTTTGCATATAATAATATTATATATGTATTTGGCCTAATAGCATTAGCAATAACATATTTATTGCCTTATTGGCCTTATACGTTATCAAGAAATGTTGTTGCACTAATAATTAGTTTGTTATATTTAACTTATACATTATATCATATTATTTTATAGCAAAAATTATATAAATAATATATTATAAATTATATATTATATATTATATATTATATATTATATATTATATAAATAATATAATATATATTATATATATTATGTTTTTTGAATTTAAGCATTTAAAAGCCATGAATATGGGCTATTTTGAACATATGTTTATATCTTTAAATTATGTTGTTATATTATTAATATCTAGCGTAAAAGCGCTAATTCATGCTTTTATACCGGACTTATTTGAAACATCTACAAGTGAATGTATTGGTGAAATAAATAATGAGCTAACAAAACATAATAGAAAAAATTGAATAAGTTAAAGCATTTTTTAAACAAAGTATTCAAAAATGATCAAAGATGACGCACTGATTAAGAAATTTAAAAAAGACGTTGAGCTAATTGTTATGAATGAACATAACATAACAAAATATTTGGATTTGTACAATTATTCTATAAAGACTTATGGAACTATGGATGAATATATAGTGGATAACTATAATTATGAATTATTTGGAAAAAACGAAAAATGGGCAGATCTTGAAGCTATTGGATACAAAGAAATCCAATATTTTCTACCAAATATAATACTTATTTCATATAACTATAATAATTATTACGAAGTGCTAAATTGGATAAGAAAAGAAGAATATTATAAATTAATAAGTTTTTATGCGCTGGCTATATCATATAAAATTATAGCAAATAATATACATGCTATTAAAATGACATGGTTTAATAATGATAAAACATGTAATACATAATGTTGTTATGTCTAAAAAAAATTGATATGCATATATACACATTATTTTTATAGCCTAGAAAAATGTCAAGCGCCAACATTGTCATGGTTTTTGATGCGTTTAGCGTTGAGCGCGATGAATGCGTTGAGCGCGTTGATAATCCGATCAGCGATCTTGTGACCATGCCTGTTATCAGTGTTTTTGAAGTTCCACGTGTATTCAATGTTCCTCCGCCTCTTGTTCGCCAAAAAGGTCAGGTGTTTATTAAACGTGATGCATGCCCTGATTTATCAACGTTAATCAATTCAAATGTTATTACTACATATTAATAACATTTGAAGTGTTGTGTTGTGTTGTGTTGTGTTTTTTTTTCATTACAATATATTATAATATAGTATACTATATATTAATATGATTAAAAAAACATTTAAGATTAGGAATAATAATAGATATAATAATAGATATAATAATAGATATAATAATAGATATAATAATAGAACACAAAAACTTAATTATAAAAGTAAAAGTAAAAGTAAAAGCAAAGGCAAAGGCAAAGGCAAAGGTAAAGGTAAAGGTAAAAGTAAAAGCAAAACTGAAACTATTAGTAACTTATCTGGCTATGAGATTAAACAATTATTAGTTAGTTTATCGGATAATCCAGTTGAGCGTGAGAAATTAGTTTACAGCATTAGAGCTAACGCTATTGTGCGTGAAAAGTTATTTACACATTTAACTAAAAATATACATACCTTTAAACAATATACATTGGATAAGCTACAAACACCTATTTCACAATTACAAGAGTTAGCAGTGCCTGATGCGTGGAAATTTCAATCTTATATAAATTTAAATCTTGAGCGTGGACTAAGCAAAGTCCCATTAGATCAGTTTAGTGCTCAAGGATCTACATCAAGATCACGAAAAGCAAAGTGACGTAGTTAAAAAAGCATAAAAAAAATTGATTTCTTTTGAATTTAATGTTTAATGTTTATAGAATTATAAGTTTAATATGGCAACATCTGCGCTTGTGTTAATGAGCTTGTTATCCAATAATAATGTTATGAGAAACATGTATGATATGGATTATTTAAAGAAGCAACAGCAAAACCGGCTTAATAAGAAGGAGCAACATGCAATTAGTGCATGTCAAGTAAGGCAATATAAAGCGTCGCTATTTAGCGGCAAGACACATAAGA